TGGAGAGCTACTTCCAGAAGATACCCAGCGAGGAACTCATCGAGAACAAGCAGCCAGCAGGCAGCGACAAGAAGGAAGACATCGACCAAGCCGAAAAAGCAGGCAAGGAAGAGTAACAAAACAACAAGTAAAACGACACAAGCAATATGAACGTTAAGACAGTTAAAAAGCCAAAGCGAAGGGTTGATATTGGCTACGTCAGCCGATTCAAGATGCAGGCATACGGATATGACAACCTATATCCGCAGAACCTCGCACGCATCACTGAAGCCAGCGGAACGGCAATGCTATGCCTTAACCGCTACGCCCGATTCATTGAGGGCTACGGCTTCGACAGCGATGTTATCGCAGCGTTAGCGATGAACTGTCAAGGGGACACGGCAGACGATTTGCTTCGGAACGTTGCGCAAGACCTCGCACGCTTTGGTGGGTTTGCCCTTCATGTTAACTACAACGTTTTAGGGCAGGTGTCGAGCGTGAGCCACGTACCCTTCGAGAATTGCCGCCTTGAAGAGACGGACGACAAGGGGAAAGTGGCGCACGTCTTGCTGCATCCCGACTGGGAGCAGAAGAAAACAAGGAACGGAAAGCGGTTGTTTGTGAACGAGAAGACTATTGAGCGCATCAACGTCTTCAACCCCGACCCCGACATCGTTCTTGAACAGATTGAAAACGCTGGCGGTATCGACAGCTACAAGGGACAGATTCTATGGCAGAGCCTTGATGGGAAATTTATCTATCCGACAGCCAGCTACGATTCTGCCATCACTGAGATATCGACCGATGAGGGACTGGCAAACGTGAAGATGAGGAACGTGAGAAACAACTTCCTTGTATCGTGTATGCTCGTAACCAAGAAGGGCGTTCCTAAGTTCAACGAGGAAGGCGAAGAGGTGGAGAGCGGACAGATGATTTCCGATGAAGACCTTCTGCAGTTCCAGGGGGACGAGAACACAGCGAAGATTCTTGCGGTCGAGGTGGAGAACGAGGAAGACGAACCGAAGGTTGTTGCTTTCCCTACAAGGAACTTCGACAAGGAGTTTTCCGTGACCGACAGCAGCGTTATTGAACGCATCTATGCACAGTTCCACCAAGAACTCTTCTATGCCATCCGTATGGGCAAGCTTGGATTCAGCGGACAAGTTATGCAGGATGCCTACGAGTACTATGCAGGCGAAGTGACGACCGAACAGCGTTTCATCGAGCGAGCCTTCAAGAAGATTATCAAGAACTGGAACGATCCAGACATTCAGAACCTAGACCCCAAGCTACAGCCGTTGAAGTATATCAGCAGCGAGGTGGCAGGGAACAACACGATAGATTGATAGAGCCTATGGGAGAACAGACAAGAAAGCAACTTATAACGGTTGATCAGTTCCGGAAACTGGCACGACCGACCAGCGCACACCTTGATGAGAATGAAGTGAACGCATACATTCGTGAAAGCGAGGACACGAACATCATACCAGCCATCGGGTGGAAGCGTTTCAAGGCAGCGACCGAGCAGGGAGAGTGGGGTGATTCAGTATTGTCCGATTTCCAGTCTTCGGTCTTCCTGGACGGTGGCGAATACACCACCAAGAAGGAGGGCGGTTGCAGCCAAGGCGAAACCAAGGTGCAGAAGTACACCAGCGGAATACGCAAGGCACTCGCTTATTTCACGTATGCGAGGCTTTTCCGTGCCGATGGCACAATTGTAAGCCGAGCAGGTGGAATGCGCCACAGAGACGATTATTCAGACCATGTTCAAGATGTATCAAGAAACAAGCAATACAACGACATCATGGATATGGCAGAAAGATATTTATCAGATGCACTCGAATACCTCAAGGCATTCACCCCGAAAGGGGAAGTGAAGGCACAGCGAGGAACGAGGGCACACATTCATTCAATAGGAGATTAATATATGGCAACAATAGACGAAATTAAACAGCAGGCGGAAGCGGTAAAGAACGCTACGCAGGTGGGCGAGAACACAGCCGAGAGGGTAGGCGGTGCTCTCGCTGGTTTTGCGGATATTGTCAAGCAGCAGGACACCAAGCTTGACAAGAAGTTCGACAAATCAGAAATTGTTCAAACAACTGGCGAAGCAGAGGATAAAGTCATGAGCCAAAAGGCAGTGACGGAGGCACTTGCCGTTAGTGGTGTGGAAATGCAAAACTACATTTTTGGTTATGTTGATTCGAAGGGAGATTATTTTCATCTAAATAATGATTTTATAACATCCTTACCTATCAATATCGAAGGTAGTACTACCATCGTTTGGAATAAAGGTAGCAATTCAGCAGGTATCTATCTTGTTGAGTTTGACAAAGATGGAAAATTCATCAGCAGTACAAATAGTGGTGGAGAACATGTATTAGCAAGTAATACAAAATTCATTACAGCGACTTTTGGAAAAACAGGTGAACGTAGCATCAAGAAGAATGATGGCACAATTATCTTTGAGCCGAAGTTAACATCAAATACTGTGTCCTTAATTGATAAGGTAAAAGAAATCGACTCTGTACTTAACAAGAAGGAAAAGTTCGTTTTTGATATTTTCAAAGGGTATTATCTTAATGAGAATGGGAAAGAAACCGCCAATAGCGTTTGGGCTACAACAAGCTATATCCCATTAACAGGCGTAGAGTTTGAGAAACTTCAATTAAGTTCTGTAGGTGGTATCAATACGGCATCATTTTATGATGAAAATCACAAATATCTATATGGTTTTCTGAAAAGAAGATTATCGTTAGCCAATTTCATTTGGGGAACGGAGTGCAAGTATGTGCGTTTCTGTTTCGATGTTAGAACATATGTTGAAGATAAGGATATATTGATATATCAAAATAGTAATATCGCTGACAAGCTCGAGGTTTTGGATAGTCTGAAAAGTAAATTGCAAAATAGTGAAGCACAGATGAAATTCCCATCAATTATTTATAATGTGGGAAACGACATCGACACAAATACCTTTGAAAGGAATTTTTGTGCATCAATTTACATGGATAATCTTATTGGAGACTTTTTGAGTGAAGAGCCTTTGCTGAGATTTGACAATGGTTGCATAAGAAAAAATATTGCGTGCTACGAGCCTGTTATGGCTAATAATCAGGCTTATGGAAGTTGGGAAAAGCCTCTCATGAATGGGGAAAAAGCTACCTATGAGGAGACCATAAAAGTTGGCATAAAAAATTCAAATGCCACCGATGGTTTCAGCATTATTAACAGATGCACGCTTAACACCAAATCGAAAGGAAATGCAAGAATACTCATTTTGGGTGATTCTGTTACGGCAGGGCAAAATGCGTATTTTGCAAATAGCTTGATGGCCGCAGATTACACAAGTTTGTTGAAACAGATGTTTGACAAAGACAATCTTCAATCATCAAGCACCAACTATAATTTGATGACCCTTGGCACGGTGACACATTCAAGAGAATTTTCCTATAATGGGGAGAATAAATCCATTAAGGCTTTTAATGAAGGCTATGGTGGAAAAACTCTTTCTTGGCTATTTAATTCAAGCAACATGGTTGTTAATGGAGTATTTTCTTTTGATAATTGGTTAAGCAAATATAGAACTTGTGACAAACATGGTAACAGGTTGTATTTTGACACACACAAGAAATCAACAGGAAACGCAGGGACATCTAATAAAGGGTATCTCGAAGATGGCACGGATAGTGGTCTTCTGATTGGTTCAATGGTAACAAATACACTTGCATACGATGTATGTGATCCAACACACGTATTCCTCGCTTATGGCAACAATGCAGCTATTACGAAAGATGAGTATGATAAGTTCATATCTTACGTCAAGACTTCTTTCCCAAATGCTATAATTGGATTGGGAATAACGAAGGTGAGTGGAACATTCTTCCCGAGCCAATATCCAAATATGGCAAATGTAGCCCTTTGGAATACGTACATGCAAGCAGAGCATTATTGGCGTAATCAGAAAGCATGCCAAGATGTACTTGATGAAATGGCAAAGGACGCAGCATACGAGGCGAAAAATGTCTTTATTATACCAATATACTATGTCAATCCATCAGCAGATGCTATACCTGCAATGAAAATCAATGAACCATATAGGGATGCAGAAGATGGAGAAGATACGTACTTGGCAAAGGGACAACACCCTGACGTGCATGTTGGGGGAAAGGCTCATGCAGCCTATGCCTATCAGTTGTACGCTTGGATAAAATGGACTATTGCAAGTGGTCTTATATCATAATTATAATTATGACAAACCCAATCAAAGCCCTCACCCAATGGCTGAGGGAGAGCAACCACTGGAAGCACCTTATCGGAGGTGCGCTCATCGCCCTGTTTGCTGACGACATGACGGATATCAATATTTTAATTATGAGACAGATAAATTATATTATTATTCACTGCTCAGCCACTAAGTAGTATTTTCATATTACTACGATGTAATTATAATGTTGAGCTTAAGATAAAGTAAATATGAAGAAGAAACAATTACGTGAAGCACTGGTAGTGCTTCTTACCAAACTTTCATCAGCAAGGGACAATCCCTTGCTGATGGATAACTACGTGGTGAAAGCCTTGCGTACGGTTCTTGTGACCTTCAAGGAATCGGGCGAGCTCCACGAAGCATACAAGGAGCAGATACAATCCACGCTGGAGAGTGACAACCCCTGGGTAGCTATGATGATGAAGTCAATTGGCGCAGATCCTACTATTAAGAATGGTATGACAGATGAAGCCATTGATGGAATGATTGATTCTATGCTTGGGGCAGAATAATACAATTTTCGTCTGAAAATATATATAATAATATACAATAATTTTAATAAATTATATATGAATGACAAGGAGAAAGAACTATGGCGAGTTATAGACAACGTAATCAAGTGTTGCGCTATTGAGCTGCCGAACGGAGATTTGAGCATTACGAGAGAAGACGTTCTCGGCAAGTCGAGAGCAGAAAACCTCGTAATGACACGATGTATGGTCGTTGAGCAGATGATACACGCAGGATTCAGCGTAACGACCACTGCGACCGTATTAAACCGCACAGTTCCAGCTGTGAGACATCTTTGCAAGATGGCTTACACCTATATCAGCACGTCTCGAGTTTATCGACTTGCCACGGCACAAGCGACCTTGCTAAACAAGGACGTAGAGCCGATTTGTGTTTAATCACCCCAGCAGGAAACAAAAAAAGAAAATAACCAAAAGCGTTCTTTGAAAATAATTCGATAAATACCCCTGCACTAACTTTTTGGAGTGAGCCAAAATTCAGAGTAAATTTGCATCGGATTCCAGTATTTGGTTTCCGTAACGTAATTAACTCAAAATTATATGGCAGACACAATCGAGAAAGTTTATTGCACTGGGGACGGTGGCAATGACAACCTGGCGGCAGCGTTGCTCGCTAGAGGTAGAGACAATGATCCAGCGACTATGCTGGCAGCAATGAACGGTGGTATGGGTGGAGGTTGGAACAACCCATTCGCCTACATGATGATGTTGGGAATGTTCCGCTTCATGTATGGCGATGGCTGGAACGGACAGAACGGCAACGTTCAGCGTGCCGAAATCCAGTCTCAGATTGACAGCCTTCGCAATCAGATGAGCGACAACCACAACAGCGACTTGTTGATGGGAGCAATCCAGGGCAACAACCAAGACTTGAAGACGCTGGCAGCTAACTTGAATTGCGACTTTAACGCATTGCAGTCTTCTGTTTGCGGCATCCAGGCAGGCATCCAGCAGATAAGCGGACAAGTTGGTTATTCGGCAGAGCGAGTAATCAATGCTATCTCGCAGGGTAACTTGCAGATGATCATGGCACTGAAGGACTGCTGCTGCCAGACCCAGCAGAACATCATCAAGATGGGCTACGACAACCAGCTCGGGCAGAAGGACATCCAGAACTCAATGCAGCGAGGATTCGATTTCAACAACCGCAGCATAGAGCGAGGCTTCTCGGCACTCGGTTTCCAGCTTCAGCAGGACAAGTGCGACATCATCCGCTCGAACCAAGACAACACCCAGCGAGTTATTGACGTTCTCAACAACCACTGGCAGCAGGACTTGCAGCAGAAGTACAACGATGCACGCCTGGAGTTGAGCCAGCAGAAGCAGAACGCTACAATCATCGCAGCACTGAAGACCACCACAACCACTGGAGCGTAGGCGGTCAAAACAAAATCTATCAAGGGGCAACTCGCTGTGTTACCAGTGAGACCCCTTTTTGTCTATTTATCGAATTATTTAAAAAGAGCGCATCATGGAATTTAAGAATATACAGAGAAATCACCCGGTCTATCTGTTAGACAAGCAGACGGTGGAAGTTAAGGAAGGCAAGGTCGTAGACAACCAGCCGCACATCAACACAGGCATCGCAACCATTTCCAGCAACGGACAGCCAATGCGAGACGTAACAATCGAGGTGGAGGGAAAGCAGACCATCTACACCATACCCGAACACCTCGGAGTTACCTTTGCAGGCGAAATCGTACTGGCCACCGACAAGGCAGACCTTTTGCCCGAAGTTGGGAAATTGGTAAATGAAGCCGATGAGGTAATCAAGGCATACGAGCCAAGCAAGGAGCGGAAAGCAAAGGGCGAAGAACTTCTTGCAGCTTTGAACCCAGCAATCAAGGAGAAGCAGGAAACCGAAAAGCGTTTCAAGGCACTTGAGGGCGATATAAGCGGCATTCGTGGCATGGTCAAGCAATTACTCGACAAATTAGGATAGGAGGGCGCACAATGAAGAAGATCATCGTTTTGCGCCATTCTTGCGATAGCGAGGAAGAGCGACACCAGCACCAAGAGAACAGCACCATCCACGGCTTGCCATACGAGAAGGCAGCCAAGGCACTCATGGGAGCCAGCGGATACGTGGCCTACGTTGCTAAGCACGGCTACCACTTCACGAAGCAGCTGGCAATCAAGGCAAGCGAGCAGATGAAGAACGTAGATGGAACGAGCCACCGATGGACTGTTGACGAAATCCGGATGGCGACAAACAACGAGATAATCTCCAAGGGTACGACCATCGGGGATATTCTCTATTTGGCTAATATGGCTTATGCGGACTTCTACCCAAAGGTAATCAAGACCGAGAGCGACTGCGTACAGTATGCAATTGCCGTAGCCAGCGATATAGACGGATACGAGGGTATGGCATTCTGCAGGTGGACGGCAGACATCATCGGGAAGGGCGTTACCATCGACTGGGAGAAATTGGAATAACCAAAAACAAATATTGATATGAACGAAGTATTTCACGATTTTCAGGTGCATCATCTATATCTGTGCGCCATCGTAATTTTTATCTGTTTCGCTACGATTCTGATAGCGATGACAATTGACTTGATAGCAGGCATACAGAAGGCGAAGAAACTGCATGTTGCAAGAACGTCAACCGGGTTGAAGAAGACATGTGACAAGGCGAAGAAGTATTTCCCGACATTCGGTATTGCTTCGCTTATGGACGTGGCTACGTGTATTATCTCTCCCTTCCCTATATTCTCCATCGCCTGGACGGTGTATCTGCTTCTGTGCGAGTTTAAGAGCATCAGAGAGAAGGCATACGAGAAGGCTGAGATTCGAAAGCAAGACCGCACGATGCAGGTAATACTTGAGAACAAGGACGAAATTGCGAAGGCAGTTGTCGAGATAATGAAAGAAGAGCGGAAGAAAGGAGGAGATAATGAGAATAACTAAAGCGCAACTTATAAAGGTAATGCCGAATGCAGGCAGCAGGGCAGACACCTACCTCCCAATCATCAACGGATGGGCAGAGCATTTTCGCATCAATACTCCTTTGCGAATGGCTCACTACCTCGCACAGATAGCGCATGAATCCGGTGAGCTCAGATATACCAAGGAACTTGCAAGCGGAAGAGCCTACGAGGGAAGAAAAAGCCTTGGCAATACTCAGCCGGGGGATGGCGTGAAGTATAAGGGCAGAGGTCTTATTCAGATAACTGGAAAAGCCAACTACCGGAAGTATTCCAATTATTGCGGCTTCGATGTTGTTGGGACACCCGAACTGCTGGAGCGTCCTCTGGGTGCAACGAAATCCTCGATGTGGGTATTCGACACTTTCGGCTGCAATGAGCTGGCAGACCAAGACAACTTAAAGGCTATCCGTAGGAAGATAAACGGAGGGTACAATGGACTGACAGCCTGCGAGAAGTATTTGAAGCGAGCCAAGGAAGCCTTGGAAATCAAGGTGCTTGCATAATAAACATATCAATCTAACGTTTATAAAGTATGGAAAATTCAAGAAAAGGGCGAAATTTGCGTTCTGTGGCGTTATTTCTCGCTGTGCTTATAATTACCCCACTTTTGTTTTTTGGGTGTTCCTGCGCAAAAACAGCCGCAAATAACACGATTTATCACGATAGCGCACACGCCAGTGTAAGACGTGACAGCGTGAACCAGCGACAGATCCACTGGAAGGACACACAGCAGCATGACAGCGTATTCAAGCACGACAGCGTGCTGGTCTATATCAAGGGTGACACTGTAATCAAGGAGCGTTGGCACAATCTAACGACCACAAGGTGGAAGACAACGACCAAGACGGACACCATCGTGTTCGACATCTACAAATTCGTTACCGACACCGTAAAGGCAAAGTATTACGTGAACAGATACGTGAACCGATACAAGACCAAGGAGGTAGAAAAGCCAGTGAGCACATGGCACAAGATAAGATTATTCACTGGCGATTGCGTATTGATATTCCTGGTAATCTTTTCGGTTTGCTGGATAAATGAGCGTATCAAGAAGAGAGTTCAATAGGTTCAATCATAATATCAATCTTTGGAAGGGCAGGGAGCGCAGGAGAGCGTTTTTCTGCCCATTTTTGTGCGAAGAACACTTTTCATTGAGAGAAAAGGGGTAGGGGATATGAGAGTTAGATTATATATTCATTCAAACTAAGGCGTGCAGGTTATTATTATATTGAGTGTGGAAAACTAAGGCAACCGATTGGTAGCCATTGACATACGTACAAGTAAAAACGTACCGAAAAAGACCGAAAAAGACTGAAATTAGCCATGCTTACGATATAAACAGCAAATAAAAGTTAAAATATTAATATCTTTCGGGAAAAGTTTTGGTGGAACGGAAAAATATTAATATCTTTGCATTGTGTTTAGGAGATAAGCACATTAAACATTCAGTAATTTAATAAGCCCTACGCATCACGGATAAGCGACAAAAAAATGAAAAAGTCAAATTCAAACGTTTTAGAGTTCACTACAAAGTTCATCAACTCAAACTTCCGCATCAAGGTATTCGGACACACAGAGGATGGCAAGAAGATAAACACACTCGTAGGAGTAAGCGGAATCTTGAAGCTCATCGGAGCGGAACTTTTCAACAAGTTCATCAAGCGAGCTTTGAAAGCTGGTCTGGACGCTTGCCGCTGCGCACTCAGAAGAGGATTGGTTGTAACATTGTATGCTAAGTAATCAATGGAGGGTGAAGCTATGAAGAAGTATTTTGTAAACGGAAAACAGATATCCGAGACAGAAGCAATCTTGATTGATATGGAGAATAAGAGATTGCAGCAGAGCAACAACATTGCAGACTGGGCAGGTATTCAATTTATAATTCAAAGATAGGAGACAAGACAATGGCAAGAGCAAAATATTACATCAAGGAACAGACAACTTGGAGAGACACCGAGAAAGAAGACGTTAGAGAAGTTTTCAACTCTACAAGAAAAGCTGATACAGAGCGATTCTTCAACAGACTCGAAAAGGGAAACGAGAACATCACAGACAGAAGAATGGGATACTTCAAGACTGAGGAGTTTACCATGGCTGGCAAGATGACAACAGAGTATTGGATTGAGAAATATTAATAACCAGCAGGGCGCAAGCCCTGCACAAACAAGTAGAAACAATGGAGAAAATGAAATATTCCGTAATGAAGAAAGACGATGAGGGTGTTGTAACTGAGCACTGGAGATACAAGACCAAACGAGCTGCAAAGGCTTGCTTGAACAGAATGATGAAGCGTATTCTCGCTAGCGAGTACGTAACAGTCGGGGAAGCAGGTATTAATTACTTCAAGGTCGTAGGCTCAACGTTCGCACACAACGAGTTTATCGCTAAGTACTATATTAAACAGAATTATTAACCAGCAGGGCGCAAGCCCTGCACAATATATAAAGTTATGAAACAATACATTTTGAACGGCAAAAATAGCCTTGGGCAAGTTGATA